TAACAATAATAGTTGCGGCAGTTTGGTTTATTGTCATTGGAATTTTTGCAAATTATTGCAATTTATAGCAATATTAAGTAGTTTTGTTAAATAAAGGTTTTTTATGGATACTGATGCAATAGTATACTTTTTGGAGTCAATATTAGGTGTTGGAAGACGAACTAGCAGTGATAATCATTCATTTTATTGCCCTAATTGCAAGCATAGTAAGAGAAAATTAGAGATAAATATTGTCAATCAAAAATGGCAATGTTGGGTATGTGGCAAAAAAGATGGCTTTAGAGGCAGTAATATAAGGCAATTATTGAAGAGAATAGGAGTAAATGAGTTTCTTTATCCTGAATTAAAGTACATTTTACCCGAAAAACCAGGGCAAGTACTAGAAACAAACACTAATAAGGTAGTTCTACCTGAAGAGTTTATATCATTAGCTAATTTTGAAACAAAAGATATTCATCTAGGAGCTCAAGCAAGACAAGCAAATCAATTTTTAGAGGGAAGAGGCATCAATTATAGCCATATTATTAGCTATAATATTGGTTTTTGTCCTAGTGGAAAGTATGCAAATAGAATTATTATACCTTCTTATAATGGAATTGGAGAATTAAACTACTTTATAGCTAGAAGTTTTGTAGAATTTGCAAGAAAATATGATAATCCACCTGTTTCAAGAAATATAATTGGAATGGAGTACCAAATAAATTGGTCAGCTCCTATTATATTAGTAGAAGGAGTGTTTGATGCTATCACGGTTAGAAGAAATACAATTCCATTACTAGGAAAAACAATCTCAGAAGAACTAATGAAGAAGTTATCTACTGGTGATGTAGAAAAGATCTACATAGCACTAGACAATGATGCAAAGAAAGAAGCAGTTAAGCATTGTACAACTCTTATGAATATGGGTAAAGAAGTATATTTTGTTGATATGTCTTTTGGAAAAGACTTTAATGAGATTGGATTTGAAGCATCACTAAAAATATTAGAAAATACAAAGCCATTAGATTTCTCAGAATTAATAAAAATAAAAATGTCATAATATGTCTACAGTAACAGCAATAAAAGATCCTATCTTAGCTAAGAGGGCTCAGTTTTTTCCAGAACTATCAAGGGTTCACGTTAATGATATGCGATACTACAAACATCCTGAAACAGGAGTGTATTATCCATCAGTTACAACCATTCTTGGTAGTGCACCTAAAGGAAAATGGTTTGAAGATTGGTTGAAGGAAACCGGAATGAATGCTGACTTGATCAGAGATCGGGCGGGTATGGAAGGAACTATTGTCCACGAAAGTATTGAAAAATATTTAGAAGGTGAGGAGCTTATTTGGATTGATTCTAATGGTTATCCAAAATATCCACAGCATGTTTGGCAAATGATTCTAAAGTTTGCTGAGTTCTGGGAGAGAGAAAAACCAGAGTTGGTAGCAAGTGAGTTCTATTTGTTTAATGATGAAGATATCTATGCAGGAACAATGGACTTAACTGTAATACACCAGAAGAAAAGAAAAATATGGGATATTAAAACATCAAATCATTTACATGCATCTTACTTTTGGCAACTAGGTGCGTATGCAAGAGCATGGAATAGATTATTCCCTGAAGCTCCTGTTGAAGAAACGGCAGTTATTTGGTTAAAGGCATCTACAAGGGGGGAAGACAAGAAAGGTAAGAGCATTCAGGGCAAAGGTTGGCAACTTAAAGTTTCACCGCATACACCAGAAGAAGACTACCAGAGCTTCCTTAAGATATATGATGTGTTCAAGCTGGAACATGAAGAAGATGAGCCTAAAGATTTAATTATACCAAATAGTGTAAAAAAAAGCTGGTAATTTTTTAAAATATAAACTAAAAAGAATCTAGTGATATTTATAAGAGTATCACTATTTTTTTTAAATCCAATGAAACTACAAAGCATATTAGAAGACTTAACAAAAGAAGCAATCCAGCCAGGTGCAGCACCAATGCCATACGCTAATAACGATGGTGGACGAGCAGCAAAGGCGGCTGACATGAATACAACTTATAATACATTATTAAAGAATATTGATGTCGATAAAGAACTAATAGATTTTTTAAATTCTCAGTTACCCAAACTAACAATATTTCAAAATGCAAAAAGAAGCAGAAGCTTGCCTAGATATGCTAATTTAGTTCGTGAACTTATACTTCAAATGGATCCTGATTACAAGAAAAAGTAATGAAGTATAGATTAGAGGAATATATTAACAAGGAGGAGTTAAATCCAGATGTTTTTTCAGGAGATGTTATCACTCCTGAAGCCCGTGTTGTATTCCTAAAGACAGCTCAAAAGTTTTACGAAGACCTAAACATAGACTTTCCTATTGTAGATATTATTCTCACCGGATCATCTGCTAATTATAACTGGACAGATTATAGTGATATTGACATCCATTTAGTTATTGACTTTAAAACGTTATCAGATATTGACTCCTGGAGAAGTTTTTTCTCACATAAGAAAAAAGAGTTTACTGATCAATATAAAATAAATTACAAAGGAAAGCCATTAGAACTTTATGTTCAAGATGTAAACGAGCCACATATATCATCTGGTGTTTATTCTTTATTAAGGGGAGAATGGGTCATAAAACCTGTTTATAATAAAGTTGATATTGATGATGAAGAGATCATGATGAAGGCTCAACCTATAATGGATGAGATTGATTCAATTAATGGATCATCACCAGAAGAAGTTCAAACATTAAAAGATAAAATAAAAAGATTAAGGCAAAACGGACTAGAAATTGGTGGAGAGTATTCTATAGAAAATCTAGCCTTTAAAGAGCTTAGAAATTCAGGATATCTTAAGAAGTTATATGATGCTGGAGAACATGAGGAAGAACCAACTGATCATAAACAGCTTGATATTGTTAAACATTTTGTTAACTTTGCTGGTAACGCCCTTCAATTGTCAAGTCTACCAGATAGAATAACATTATCTTTTGATAATAATGCTGCAAAAGATTTGCATAGCTTTGGATATTTTAGCCCATCTGAAAACAATATGTGGGTATATGTAAAAAACAGAAATGCTGCGGATATTATTCGTACTATAGCACATGAGTTAATACATAGAAAACAAGAAGAAGAAGGTCGAATAGATAATACTTCCGGAGAAACTGGATCAGAAATAGAGAATGAGGCTAATGCTTTAGCTGGGGTTTTGTTAAGAAATTATGGAAAAAAACACGTAGAAATTTACGAAATCATGAAAAACAAAGAATTTTTAAAGAAATTAATCAATGAAGCTATTGAAATCAATAACCAAGTTGCCCAAGAAGAGGGTTATAACGTTAGAAACGTTATAAAGAAAATTGAGGAAGATGCCCATAATGCATCCAAAGCTCAACAAATTGAAAGACTACAGCTTGAAGTTGATTCTATTAACTCAAAGTTGGCTGAGGAAGTTCTTAATGAAACTGATGATGCTGAACGTAATATCAAAAATATGCGTATTAGTCGTAAGAAACTTCAAGATCATATTGGAAAATTAAGAGGATATGATCCAGCAATCAATAATGAGCCAACTGATATCAATACTCCCGAAGAATCACAAGGTGGTGGTGAGTTAGAAGAAAGAAAACTAACAGCTCCAGAGAAAAAACAAAAAGAAAAGGTTGTTAAGGCAATCAAGAAAGATGTTGGTGCTGACAAAAGTGGAGAGTTTACTTCTAAGTCTGGAAAGACATATAATGCATTTGCAATCGCAACGGCAGCAGCAAAGAAAAAAAAATAGTTTTACCGTAAAATAAACAGTTGTGAAAGACGAATCATATTTATTAAAAGAGTTTAAGGACTCTGATGTTTCTCGTATTAGGAATTTGATCAAGAAAGATTTTGGTTCTAATACAAAAATACAAGTAGGTTATAAGAAGGTGCAAGAGCATCAAGAAGGTGAAGAGTTTGAGGAGAATGGTAAGAGGTTTATTATGACAAATGGTATAAAGATCAAGCAAACGAAGCTTGATGAAATAAGAAAGATGGCCCACATTCCGCTTATATGCCCACAGTGCAGCAAAGCAATGAATAAGTCATTGGACAAGAGAGCTTATTCCCTTCATAAATTTTGTTTTAATTGTTTAATAGAACATGACAATAAACTAGTTATTGAAGGAAAATTTCAAGATCATATAGATGAAGTCAATAAAAAAGATCTTAAGGTTTTCATACAAGATGTAGAAGCTGAATTTAAAGAGTATCTAGAAAATTCAGATGAAAGTTTTGTAACAGAAGAGGGAGTAATTGAAGACTGGGTTAATGTTGATAATAAACCTTTAAAAGATGGCTATCAAAATATGATTGATGACCTTAAAGAAAAATATGACACTGAATAGTGAACTAATTGGGGCTTTTTTAACTGGTGTAATTGGACCACTTGCTGTGCAAGGAATCAAATACTATCTAGACAACAAAAAAGCAAAAAGTGCAGATATAGTAAAAGATGCCTGCACGGTAAATAGGGATGTAGAAGATAAGATAGAAAAAATACGGGATGATTTTGAAGCTGATAGGATATGGATTAGTCAAATACATAACGGTGGTCATTTTTTACCAACAGGAAAGTCCATACAGAAGTTTAGCATGTTTTATGAAGTAGTAGATATAGAAATACCATCTATTAAATATAAATTTCAAAACATACCATTAAGTTTATTTACAAGATCAACAGAGCAGCTCATTAAAAATGATATGCTTATTATTCCTTCTTATCAAGATTCAAACTACGAGAAATATGGTTTAGCTGATGTTTCTGTTATATCAGGATGTAAAAGTACATACTTATTTGCTTTGAAAGATATTTATGGTAGGTACTTTGGTACATTTGGGCTTGAATATATTAAGAAAGAAGTTCTTCTAGATGAGAAGGATATACAAGAAATATCAAGACTAGCATCTGTTATAGGTGGAGTTTTAATGATAAACTATCATGAATAAAAAAGAATTAACTGATATAGTTAGAAAGGCCGTAAAGGAAAAGATTCATTTATCTAAGGTTAACAACGATGATAATGTTCAAGAATTTTCCTATTTAAGAGACACTTTAACGGATTTACTTACAGATCAATATCCTACTTTCATTAATGGTGTAGATTGGGTTGCACCAAAGCCAACAACTTTTAGAATAAACCTTAGAAATGGTCAGTATTTTATGTTGATTTGGAACACAGATGATTTCCAAGCTATTGTTGGAGGTAAAAAGTACGACCTATCGTCTCTTCCCCAACAAGAGAATGCAACAAAATCTATTGCAAGACTTCTTTATACGAAAGTAAATGTTCAAAAAGAAAATGATTTAGCAGCAATAGATTCTGGAATACCTGGACCGGGAGCACCGGCACCTGGAGCAATAGCTGGAGGGGAACTTCCGGCACCTGGAGCTGAAGCTGGGGCAACGCCACCTGAAGAAGAACAACCAAGCGAAGAAGAAGTAGCAACAATATAATATGAAGAAATCATATTTAATTCAGAAATTAAGAGAAGCCATCAGAATGCAAATTTTGAAGGATAAACCTTTGATGGAAGCTGAGAAGATTGCTACTGGAAGGGAAGAATCTGAACAAGAAGATGAGGAGAATGATAAAGTAGTAGTTGGAAAACCAGTAGAGAAGGAAAAACAAATAGGTCCTGATACTGAGGTTGGAAATATTCAAAATGTTGCACCCCCTGAAGCGGGAACAGTAACAGCAGTTCCTCCTTCTACAAAAATAGAACCAACATCCCCACCGGAACCAATATCTGCGGATGCTACGGTTGATAAATCAAAAGAAACAGATGCAAAAGTATCTCCTGGGGATGATATAACTAAGCCAGATGGTGTTGACACTACAGGAAAAGTAGAACCAATTGCTAAAAATCCTACTAATATAATAAATACTAAAGGAGAAGTAGATCCTGGTGATACTGCCAAGATGTTTAGAAGTCTTAGTAAGAAAGGGTATACATATAAAAATGTAACTGAAGATCAAATGCGTCAAATACTTCACAATACTGGTGATGTAACTGTTAGAAACAATGATGTTGCTAAGAAAATAGGAAGTAAAATGGTTACAATAGTATTTAGAAAGAAGTCTACGGGAAAACCAAGAGTTATTAATGGACAGATAGGATCCATAAATAAATCATTTGGTGGTTCTAATGATAAAAATTATTATATGGGAACTCCTGTAAAAGATGCCGATAACCAAACAGTAACTAACATTGATGGAAAACCAGTAATAAAGTATCCAGGGGAGTGGGGAGCCAAATATGGATTGGATAGCAGTAAGCTAAAAGGATATGATCTTATACCTATTCTTGCTAACCCATCATCTGTTACAATGGATTCTTCTTTAAAAAATGCAGCAGGAGAAGCAAAGCCAAATGCATCTAGATGGAGAACGGTATCAGTTCCATCTGTTAAAGCAATTATATACGGAAAAACTATATATTGGAAAAAATAAACAATTTAACTATATTTACAAAATGAAACTAGAAGAATTTCAAGATCTTGTTAGAGGAATGATGAAGGAGCAAACAGCAAGTGTTGCTACAGGTGATTTTGCTATTCCATCTAAGTCATATCTTAAGAAAAACAAAAAAGATATGGTAAAAGAAGCTATTAGGGCTATGGTTAAAAAGCAAATGATGAACGAAGATACTAATCAGCTTACTTTTGATATATCTGGTCTTAGTCCACAAGAACAAATGGCCAAGAAAAAAGAAATTACTCAACAAAATCCTGGAAAGAAGATTGTTTTTAAAACACAATAACATGAATAAACTAATCAAACCCATCCTTATTATTATTGCATCATTTATAATAATTGTTTCAATAATAAATTACTATATTAATCCTGTAGATAATTCTAATTATAAAAAAGATTCTCAACATAAAATTGACAGTCTTATAAAAATTATAGATTCACTTAATAGAAAACAAGTACAGATAGATAGTCAAATTGTTTCTTTAAAAGCAAAAAGTTATAAGATTGATACTTCAATTATGTCTAATAAGGAAAAGATAACCACAATTAAAGAAAAAACTAGTGAAAAAATTACTACTATTATTATTGGTTATAATGTTGACAGTGTCAAAAAGTACTTGTCAGTCAATTATAAGGAACCCATCAGATAGCATAAATATTCCTGTATCTCTGAGGACAATGAAATTGATAATTCAGGATCTTGAATTAGGAAAAAGTTATAAGAAACAACTGGGTATTATTAACCAGAATGTAGGTCTATTAGAAAATAAAGTAAAAATAAAGGATAATATAATTAGTTCTTTAAATCAAAAAGAAGTAAATTACAAATCAATTATTGAAAATAAAGATAAAATAATAATTGAAAAAAATACAATAATAGTAGGAATATCTCAAGAAAAAACAAATTTACAATTAAAATTGTTTAGATCAAGATTAACTACGGTGGTTCTCGTTCCATTAGCAGTCGGTATAACATACTTCCTGATAAAATAGGTTTTGTAGCATAATAGATTCTAATATCTATTAATTAAGTTACATATGGAAGAAAATCAACAAATTAGCAATCAAGCTGCGGCTAAGATTGCAATGAGGCAAGAATATATAAAATGTGCGGTAGATCCTGCCCACTTCATGCGAAAATACTGCATGATTCAGCACCCAATAAAGGGAACAATACCATTTAATCTTTACGAATTTCAGGGAAAAGTACTTCATTTATTGCAAAATAATAAGTATTCACTCATTCTTAAGTCAAGACAGCTTGGAATATCTACTCTAAGTGCTGGATATGCATTATGGATGATGGTATTTAACAATGATAAGAACGTTCTTGTGCTTGCAACCAAGCAGGAAACAGCAAAGAACATGGTTACTAAGGTTAAATTTATGTATGACAACCTTCCTGCATGGCTAAGAGGTAACAAAAAACCACAGGAAGCAAACAAATTAACACTTAAATTAGCCAATGGATCTCAGATTAAGGCAGTATCTGCCGCTGGTGACTCTGGTCGTTCAGAGGCAGTATCATTGTTGATTATAGATGAGGCTGCATTTATCGATGGAGTAGAAGAAATCTGGGCATCATCTCAACAAACGCTATCAACGGGTGGTGGGGCCATTGTATTATCAACTCCAAATGGTATTGGTAATTGGTTTCATCAAATGTGGGAGAAGGCAGAACTATCAGAAAATAACTTCTTACCTATCAGACTTAGATGGGATGTACATCCTGATAGGGATATATCATGGAGAAGGCAGCAGGATGATGATTTAGGGCCAAAATTAGCAGGGCAGGAATGCGATTGTGATTTCTTAGCATCTGGTGACACCGCTTTTGATACAGATGATTTAGAATATTATGAGAAAAATGTAATTCAACCCACAAGTAAAAGAGGTCAGGAAGGAAATCTATGGATATTTGATGAGCCAGATTACAATAAAGACTATATGGTTGTTGCTGACGTTGCTAGAGGAGATGGAAAAGATTATTCAGCATGTCATGTTATTGAAATAGAATCAATGAGGCAGGTAGCAGAGTACAAAGCACATATACAAACTCCGGATTATGCTAACTTTCTTTACGCATTGGCAACTGAGTACAACGATGCTATGCTAGTTGTAGAGAATTCAAGTATCGGATGGGACGTAATTACAAGATTATTAGAGAGAGGATATAAAAACTTCTACTATTCTCCTAAATCAGACATACTAACACAAGAAGAATGGGTTTCAAGGTTTAACAATCCTAGTAACTTTACCCCTGGATTTGTTAATTCACTTAAAAGCAGACCTTTAATCATTGAAAAGTTTAGAGAGTATGTTTCAAAGAGGCAAGTAGTAATAAATTCTCCTAGATTAGTATCAGAAATGAGAACTTTTATATGGAAGAATGGTAGAGCTGAAGCACAATCAGGATATAATGACGATCTAGTGATGTCGATGGCAATAGGTTTATATCTAAGAGATACTGCCGTTAGATTTAGAAAGGCAAATTTAGACTTAACTAAAAATGCTTTAGACAATTTTAGTGTTAATAGAGGATATACTGATCAAAATACCCAACAAACAGATGGAGGTTTTGGAATATATTCAGGTACTTCTACGAATGAAAATTCTGTTTTACAACAGTATAAAGATAACTCTTGGTTATTTTGATATATTTATACATAAGCTAGTTAATAATTTAAAATGGCAATAGATACCAGTCTCTACGGAAGACTTCAAAGACTTTTTGGAACAAGTGTTATAATCAGGAACGTTGGTGGAAACCAATTAAAAGCAATTGATTTAGACAATGTCCAATCATTAGGTAATAAACAATCCAATGGATTAATGGATAAGTATGGTAGAATACATTCTGTTCACTATGCATCCTTGTACGATTACCCGTCAAATTATTCTACATTAAAGCCACAGTTGTATCGTGATTACGAAACTATGGATACCGATGCCATCATTAGCTCAGCTCTCGACGTACTGTCAGATGAATGTACACTTAAAAATGAGAACCGGGAGATACTTCAAATAAGAAGTTCTGATGATAAAATACAAGCTATACTTTATAATTTATTTTACGATATTCTAAATATTGAATATACATTATGGCCTTGGATCCGTAATATGTGTAAATATGGTGATCATTATGTTTACTTACGTATTAAAGAAGGATATGGTATTTATAATGTTCTTCCCATGCCTCCTCATGATATTAATAGGCATGAAGGTGAGAATCCGGAAAAGCCTGATGAGGTATTTTTTACTTTAGGACCAGATGGTCAAGGTTCAGGAGTTCAATATAATAGGGATTTAAAGAACAGATACGAGAATTTTGAGATGGCTCACTTTAGATTATTGAGTGATACTCGTTATTTACCATATGGTAGAGCATACATTGAGCCTGCTAGAAAGATCTATAAGCAATTAAGTCTTATGGAAGAGGCTATGATGATACATCGTATCATGAGAGCTCCTGAAAAACGTGTATTTTATATAAATATTGGAGCTATTCCTCCTAATGAGGTTGAGCAGTTCATGAAAAAGACAGTAGATAAGATGAAAAAGACACCATTTGTGGACCCACAAACAGGTGAATACAATCTTAAGTACAACATGATGAATGCTTTGGAAGACTATTATATACCTGTTCGTGGTGGGGATGCCACTACAAGGATTGATACTGCCAAAGGATTAGAATACAATGCTATTGAAGACGTTAATTACCTTCGTGATAAGCTACTTGCATCATTAAAGATACCTAAAGCGTTCTTTGGATATGAGAAGGATCTAAATGGAAAATCAACTTTAGCTGCCGAGGACATTCGTTTTGGTAGAACTATTCAAAGATTACAAAGTATTGTTGTTAGTGAGCTTACTCGTATAGCATTAATACATTTATATGTTCAAGGATATACGGATGAGAGGCTTACAAACTTTGAACTAAGTCTTACTACTCCATCAATTATATATGAGCAAGAGAAGATAGCTCTTTGGAAGGAGAAAGTATCCCTTGCACAGGATCTTGTTGCTAGTAATCTAGTATCATCTGATTGGATATATGACAGGATATTTGAATTTAGTGAGGATCAAGTATCAGAAATGAGGGATTTAATTGCCGAAGACAAGAAAAGAATATTTAGACTTACTCAGATTGAGAATGAGGGGAATGATCCATCCGAATCAGGTGAATCTTATGGAACCCCACATGATTTAGCTTCATTATATGGTCGTGATCGTTTAAAAGATGGAGGATTACCTGACGGATATGATGAGACTAAAGAAGTAGGTAGACCTAAAGAAAAAAGTTCTATATATGGAACTCAGGATAGTGCATTTGGTAGAGATGCCATCGGAAAAAAAGAAATGAATGCTCCTATGGATAGTAATCCACTTAGGCAAAATTTTAAAGGTGGATCGCCACTTAGTCTTAAAGAAAAAAAAGAAATTAATATATTTCTAGGAAAAGGTGGTAAAGAAAACGAAAAAGATTTATTGTCTGAGTCGAATATTAAGGATTTATAGTATTTATTAATATTTATACGAGAGGTATACCTAAACTAATGAAAATTAAACACAACAAAGTAAAAAATACTGGACTAATATATGAATTACTAGT